AATATTCTCCGGAATGGTAACACACCAGCTCCATCACGAGATCTTCCAACTCCTGCATCGTCTGACAAAAACTCCTCACCGACTTGTCCAAGTTCTGCTGATAAGACATGAGTGTTACTCCCATCTGATCGTAATCGTCCAACAATCTTTGATGATCCACCAAAGTCAGAGCCATTCTTTTCATTCGAGCATCGAAGAACGGTAGGTTCGTGAACCGTCTGACTGCATCTCTCTCCTTCGAATGAACTACTTGTTCGTACAAATCCATCACTTTTATCGTTGGAAACATCATCAGGGCTATCACTTTTCCTTTCTGAAACATTGGTATGTAGAGATCGACTGAATACTGCAGGGTCTCCCTTGCTTTCATGACCTCCTTCGCAACCACTGAAATCAGAGTTGACATCGATGAATAGTCGTTTGCCTCTGGCAAATCCTCCGGAATGAGCCTTTTCAGGATCTGCACAAACATAGATGCCTTCGCACTCTTCTTCGATGATCCAAATCCTACGACTGTCCATTCTCCAATCTTGGTCGTGCAGATGTGTTTCAATGAGTCACCAACCAACTCAGATGAGAAGGAGAGATTCAGATCTCGACGAAAGGTGGATGAAAAGACAAAGAGTGATTGGTAAAGTCCAACTGGATTGATCTTGATCACCTCGTAGTTCTCCAACAAGTGAGTAGCCACTGAATCCGCCAACAGTTCACTAATGTTTAGAAATCGAAGAAGATTTATTCTATCCATATTTTGTTGTCTTTTTCTGAGTATTAATGACGTTTAATAAATGAGTGGGATTCCTGCCCCAACTCATCCAGTGAATTCAAGTGTTCCGACAAGCCAAAAGTCTTCGGCTTGAACTCATTCATTATAACAATACAAAACGACTCGAGAGAGATTCGAACCTCAATCAACCAATATGGCTATCTTACTTAGACGACAAGTCGAATGCATTGCAAAACATGACACATGTACGAGTGTGGGATTTTCTTTAACCCACATTGAACATTCGGTCTCCCTCGGTTAGTCTTCATTAGACGAACTCGATGTGTCAATTGTTTTGAATTTTAAATATGGTAATTATATCTTAATTGATGAGTGAGTGGTAACTTTCTTCGGATTGGTAGGCTTTTCAAACATCGAAATGAACTTCTCATCAGTTGAGACTATATCTCTCAGGAATGCAACAACCTCACGAACAGGAACTTCTCGGCCATACCGTTCCTTAACATGGTTGTGTAAAACGTCCACCGCAGCCTGGTTGTCATAATTCTCAAAGGCCACCCTATAAGAAAGAGCGATTTCCTTCAACATGTCCTCGGTGTAAACATCATTCCTTCCCACTTTCCACAAAGCTTTCAACGGATCAGGCATCGCTACTCGCTTCTTACCATCGTCTACGATGAACCTTCCACAAAAATAAATGTGCCTAAAATCCACTTCCTTGATCTCGAAGTTGTACTGCTTGGCATATATGTCATGTAAATCAGGCTTGACAAAAGCACCACAAGACCAAACATCGTCACCCGCAAACACTAACACCTGGGCAGTCGCAACATCGATCACTCTACTCGTTAGTGCCATGTTGATGTCGGTGTTAAATCTTAACGTGCCTGCATCACCAGTTCGTCGTTGATATTCGACAAAAACTTCAAATCCATGCTCTCGTGAGTATAGTTTCACAAACTGGTGAATGACCCTCCAGTAATCAACATACTTTTCCGGTAGTGAGAACCATCTAAACTCAGATAGTTCGAATACCAGACACTGACCGACCTGGGACTTGTCATATCGCTTGACATCCAATTCAAAAGCTTTCGCAAAATTGTCGAACGGCAATCTTTGTTCAAAGAACAACTCCAGATCTTTAATGGTTATTCCATTGTTGATTTTCACATTTTTGGGCAAATTCGCATTTATCCAATCACTCATTTGCATGACGATGGGACCAAACACGTGGATGATGGCCTTGTGACACAATGTGATGATCTGTTCGTTGTCATATTCCATTTCCTTTGTCGACTCAATTGCAGGTTTTGGCATGTTCTTCACCATGACTTCATAGGATGAGAGATACCGGTCCAAGATCGATAAGTAATAACTTTGCAATGTCTTGTCTGTCTGTGCACCAGTCCTGTTAGCCCATTCAATGACGGATTCATGATCTAGAGACACAGGAGGTGGACGTTTGTTTCCGAAATAAGCTAATCTCCAACTGTTGAACAATTCCACACCAGCCGTGTGAGTATCGACATCAGGAACAAGCAAATCAGGAGCCAATAAATTTCTCTGTTTCAAAGGAGACAGCATTGACAAATAAGAACCTGGATTCTTGACACCCAGTCCAGTCTTGAACTTTGCCACATAATGTGAATCATCTTGAATCCAGTCCTTGTTGGGATCACCCATTTTTCCGGTCAAGGCAGGTAGTTGAAACTCTTCGATATTATGCAAAATATCCCGAGACATCTTCTTTATCTCGTGATTTGGATTATAAATCGTCACAGCCTCCTGGACATAATCTACATCATATTGATCCTCTTGCTTGTCAGTCATATCAATTGCGTCTTCTTCCACCTTCTTCAACTCGATCACCCGATTCTCCACAAAGGCCATGGTTTCCGCATCACAAAGACGATCTGTGGTCTCCACGAAATTTTCATTCCGCTCTGCCACCTCAGAATCTGGGGCTCTAAAGACAAAATGTTGTTTCAAGTCAGTTGACATAACCTTCTCCTTGAGACCCTCATAGATCCGTTCCTCCTGCTTTCCATGGTACATCTCCTTCTTGATTGTATATATCTTCTTATTGCCCTTCGAATCGTAAAGTGAATAACCCAAGACCTGTTCAAAACTCAACGGTTTCTTCACTTTCTTCTTTGAAGGTTCAAATTGCATTCTTCGAGCATTGAAAGTGTGTTCTGCAAACATGGCGGTCAACACCCCATTCGACTCATCGATTGTCTCCAACCAATCGTAATGCTTGGCTATTCCCCCAACCGTATTTTTCTTCCTACCAGTCTTCTCCCTAGACGGTTCCTTAGATGTCGTCGAAGACGGTGGTGACTTGGGCAACACACCAAACTTCTTTTCGAAGAGTTTGTAAGTTGTCATGTCGCTGCTGGATGCAATGTAATTCTTCAAGATTCTGCGATCTTTTTCAATTTTGCTAATACCAGTCTTTATAATAGTCGACAATTCATCCCCTTCAACCTTCGTTGCATAAAGGGTATGTTTCTTCGCCCTAGTAAGAGCCACTAGACAGATATCATCATTCTTCAACATAGAATTCTCGGTGTCATAAGACCTGATGATCACATTCAAATCTGCCGTCGCACCTTGACTCGCCTTCACGGTTAAGATTTTCTGAGGATCCACACTAGTAAGATCACTCCCATTCAACTGTCTAGAATCAATGGATGCCGACTGTGTGCAAGGGTGGGTTATCCCGCTCACCAAAACCTCTCCATTGTGTTCTTTGGTCTTGGTTATTTGTTCAACCACAAATGGATCCAACAAAAACAAATTAGTCTTAATGATGGTGAACAACGTGTCATTGGAAAGAGGTTGAATCGTCTTGGGAACGAAATTCTCTCCGTACACTTTCTCATAGAGTGGATGACAAATACAGCAGGTGGTCGCACCAAAACGGTAACTGACATTGACAACATCCTTCAAATCAAAATCCAAAACTCCCGGTAAAGAACTCTGACACTCCAAGACAGTCGACAACAAGGCATTGTGTCTGATCACCCCAATGTCTATCAAATTCGAGACGTAAGAAGTCTGTCCGACATCTCCAAGAGGAACAAACTTCTTGGGACCCAAAACTCCAACGATGGCCCAAACAACACCAGCGTGCTGCATCAAGCACTCGTCCCAAAACAATCTGTCAAGGTTCAACAAACAATCCCAGTCGTCCTTATCTCGTTGGGAGACGTGAGGCTTTGCCACATTATCCGCCAGCCGAAGGACACTTGCCAAAGTCCTGACACGCTTGATGGCATTTCGTTGAGTCACTCCCCTCTTGACCAACATCGACACCATCGAATTTCTATTCTCCTTCGATGCCACGATGACTGCAGACTTCACGTCTTTTTGGAAAGCCATCCACTCTGCGACACAGAACGACTTTCCAGTCCCTGCAATGGTCGCAATCGAGTCCGAATTGTCGATCATTTGCAGCGCCTTCTCCTCCGTCCACACATCCGCAAGTTTTGAGTAAATGGAAAGGAATCCACCCATACAATCATTGACAGCATACTTCGAAATCATCAAGTAATCGGCATCATCGGGGAGTTCATCTTCTATATCGAACTTCTTCTCCGTTTGATTATACGAAATGGCAATCGGATTCTCATCACGATAGGCATTGACTATTCCAGTCATATTCAAACATGGAATTATCACAGTTCCGTTCCGATCAATCAACCCCAGTTCATCTTTGACACAATGTTGTGCCAACTTGGTCTCAATCTCACTGGTGTTTCTTGAGGATTCCAAGATTTCCCGGAACAAGTTGAACGTCTTGTTTTGTCGATGACGAGAAAGTCTCTGTATAATGGGTGCTTCTTTAAGTGACTTCAAAACACTGATCGCTTTAGGGTTGGTTAGACTTCTGAAGTCAAAATTGAATGCACCGAAAGTCCAATTTGAATTGGCCATGAAGTGATCAACCTTGACCTCCGCTGGGACTGCTGTGTCAAATGCCATACCATTCGTGCTGATCTTAAATTCCTCATAGCAAAACATCAACTGATTGTCTTTGGTCAAAAACTTCGTCAAAGACTCCTCTTTAACGGCACCATGATTAGACACCATCTTAAATGATGTTCCGTTCTTGTAGACCATCCTTAAGATGTCAACGACATCTCTAGCACCATTGGCGAAGTCATAGTTCTTAGGTACAGTCAAGACCACTGAATCCTTAGAATAACAGTGAATCTTCGGAGGTCCTACGCCACACTCCACTATCATGGTCACTTCATGCGGTTGATCCCTAAGAGGTTGCGGTACCGAATACCTCGAGTCATGGACTAAGAATGATCCTGCAAAGTCTCTCATGACAATATAGCTCGTACCCTCTCTAGTCACAGACCACGATAGAGATCTGGATTGTTGACAAACTGAAAAATCATAAGTAGCAGCCAAAATCAGCATCCTCTCATAAGTCAGATCAGAAGCTGTTTGGACAGAATTCCTAGATAGATCCAATTCTATCGTGTCGATTTTAGACATAAGCAAATGATGTTTGAAATCTTTCGAATGAATCCATAATTGAAAACAATCCGTCCAACGTGGTGCAGCTGAATCTCTCAGGATCATGAGACTCTTTCCTTCCGGGACCTCAATGAACTTGACATCTGTGAAGTTTGTACACACCCACATGTCTGCCAGTGCTTTTTCATCTGTCCTTGTTGCATTCTTTGGTAGAGCATTGGCCAGGAATCCTAACTCTGGACTAATCCACAGGACGGCCTTCTTGATCCTTGCCATGTAACTGGGTAGTAGAACATCAAACCTGGCCTTTAGATCCTTTTCATAAAGAACTCTGTTCTCCAATTTCACATTGAAAGACGTCATCAACTTGACAGAGTGCAAGGTGGGTTTCTGATAATCCTCATTCAGAAGATCACGTAGCCAAGTCTGATTTATCTGCACCATTTGAATCATTGCCACCGGAAAACTCTTCTTCAGACCACCGATTGTCGTCTTCGCTCCAGTAGTCCGCAACTCCGTCAAATGCTTCTTCAGTTGCTCCGTGAAAGCTGTCGGATAGGACGTATGAAGAGTCAGATCCTTGAGGACGTCCATCACGGCGGAGTAATTTTGATACATGAGATTCTTGAAGTAGACCAGGCAACCACCGAGAGTTCGTTGACTGGTTGTCAGCTGATAAGTCTTTGAATCATTAAACAGGCTACGCAACATGTTGCAAATCCGGATCGAGTTTGCATCTCCAGCTGAACGAACTTTAACAATAAACCTCGGTTCAAACTTCGACCTCGTGAAACAAAACGAAATGACCTTTTTCAACTCCGTGTCGGTCTTGGGCTTAAAGGTGCTGACATCTATGAAATGTGTGTGCTCCCTATCAAACATGACCTGCTTTTGCGTGTTATAAAGATCGTGTCTGTCATCGCCAGTCAAACGGATGTCCAACCCGACAAACCTCGGATCATTTCTGACCGAATCATCCAAAATGTAGTGATTCGCTGTTGTCATTACAGTCAGGTCAGCATTGGTATTGCGGAAGAAAGCATCAGCTATCCATGCAGGATTGGCACTGTGGATTTGGAGGATGTCAAAATCATCTTCCTCACGCGACAAAAACTTGGTTATCGTGTCGGGTAGATCAAGCCTCTCCAAAGCATCCACGACTTCCCGTTGAACCGGATCAAGCGGAGACTCATCAACCCAAGCAAGATTGCTGAGTTCAGGTTTGTGCATGAGAACGGCATGTAGAGTACCCACTCCAGTGCCCTTCTGACAAATATGTACAATGGGCAAACCATCACCACGAACCCTCTTTTGAGAACCTTCAACACAGGTCTCAACAGTCAAGCAATATTTCTCAGCCAACAATTGGTAAATGTCTTCCGTCGGCGCTCGCTCCGCTTCCAACAGTCGGACTACTTCAGCATACTTGACACGACCAAAAGTCAGTATCTCTTGCAGATAGTGTCGCATGGTTTGCTTAGTTATCCTGACGCCTAGGTGTCTAAGAAGACAACGAATGACACAAGTGTAATCCTTATTACGAGGATCCCACTCAACGAGTCCTGTATGGTCACAAACCATTGACTCCTCTCTGACTTCTGGTCTCGGCGTATTCTCATGGACAACCTCCACAGCATCCTCAATGTCCACTTCCAAGTCATCGTCTGAATCGTCCGAGTCATCGTCAACTTCTTGACAGACCCTCTTCTTTAATGCCTTCTTGTGAGCCATCAAAGTCGCAGTAGATTGAATTAGGCCATTGGTCATGGTGATACTCGGACTAGATCTCTTTGGTTTAACCTGAACATCACGCTCCGGTATGACCCCAACGAAGTTTAAGTGATCACCATCGTCCAACCTCGAGTTGACCAGATTGTAAGTCGTCGTTGACTCCAACACGACGATGGGTTCATTACGATAGATGATCCGATTGGTACACAATGCATTAACCGCAGCTACGTGGGCCATCTTCTTCAAAGACATAGAGTTTATCCAACCAAGATCCTGTTCCGAAAGAACACTTGGTGCACAAGGAACCCCCATATTGTCTACGGATCCCTCACCCTTAAACATCCTTTTCATCCTTCGATGTATTTCCTTCACAAAACTCTTGAACTCAAGGAACCATCCTCCATCACCGGCGGCTATGTACTCCTTGACTCTATCCGTGAGGTACTTGATCTCCGCGCCCATCTGTGCTCGTCTGAAGAAAGCCTCACAGAAAAGAGTCTGCGACACTCCTAGGATTTGCGGCATCGACAATTGGACATCAACCAACGCCAACGAGTTTCCTCGGATCTCGGTTGAAAGTCTTGTAGCACACAATTGAAGAGATTTTTGCCAATCGATATTCTGTTGATTCATAAGTGCGGTCATTACACTCTTGACTCCCTGTTGAGGCATGTTGACATATTCGAAACCAGCGATCTTTCCCAAAAACCCTCCTGTTAGTGACTCTTTCCGCCACTTAAGTATGGGTACCAAGGCATCTTTGCTCTGGTTGTAGATCGTTCGATAAACTGTCTGGTACCTAGGATCGATGTAACTCCGTATGTTCTTAACTGGAACAACTTCAAGCACCAGCACCTCCGGCTGTTCATCAGCACCTTTCAAGTACTTCACTACTGAAAACGAGTAAAGGATGCCGTTAGTAGAACACTCCAGGTTGCAGAAGACCAATTTCTGAATGTTGCTGAGTTCATGTACGTAATCGTGTTCCATGCCATCACCCCAACTGCACTTCACAAACTCTCTTCCATCTTTGTACATCAACTCAAAATATTGCTTCGTTCGTTTCGAGCGTCCTGAGGTACTCATTTGAGTGAAAACCTTATAATGCCATGGTATTATTATTCTGCCACAAATGGCTCCAGCCATCTCCATAGCGTCACACACATCTCTCGGTGACACATCTGGGACGTGGTCAAAGAACAGAAAATCTGCCTTGATGGAACACTTTTGACAGGGTTGATGACACTGAGCCAACTTTGTGCTCGCCAAGGTCTGAAGCATGACCTGCACTTCCGGTTCAAACGGATTCATGGCCTTCATCTTCATCGAAGACCGCGCCAGCCTGTTGATGTCCGTTGGATTGCAACACGGAGCACAACTATGACTCACCAAGCCTCTATTCCTCAGATCAGCTCTTATGTCCACTGTCTCTCCGACAAACTTGACAGTGACGTCTTTTCCATGAGATGGCAATCGACGATGGACCGACCAATCCTTCAAGAGGGTGGACGTCCCGACAGCCTTCCGAATCGCGAAACCGTCGCAATGACCTCTCATGTGATCGTATTCATACATGATGTTGACCACCGAAGCCAATTCATCTTGAATGAACAGCCTGTTGTCGGGCTCAATCGTCGCGGGGAACCGCATGTTAACATTTCCCTCAGTGATCTTCGGTGATGGCAGCAAAAACATCTTGTCACCGTCTGTGGACTCGGCCTTCCTCTTGATAGCGACTGAGGCAGCATGCATCTTTCCTGGTTCGTCGAAACACTTCGCAAATTCAAAAAGATTCGAATACAGTTCCCTCTCCGCATCCAATTGAGCAAATTCCTGTTGATGTTTCTTCAAGGCATCGTAATCTATCCTAACATCATCATCCTGAACCCTCACATCTCCCAGGTTTCTCTTCACAACCTTCTTAAACCTGACAGTCCTGCCTGTTGTTCTGACTTCCGAAAATGATTCATGTTCATTGGAGTCATTTCGCTTCTTCTTCTTTGCTCTTTTTTGAAGCCATGCCAAACCCAGACTTCGCAAAAGTTCGAAGACTCGTGAAGGTAGCCTTCGCTTCCTAAGGATGTTGATGTAATTGTCCTTGCCAACTATGAGGTCCACAAGTGCAGACACATGCCACTCCGGCTTTCTTCTGCGTCTTTCGTTCAACAACATGATCGCTGCAGCATTTCTCTTGTGATAAGTCGCCAAAAAACTCCGCAAGGAGTTCAGTCTACCTGTGTACCCCATCACCGGGTCTGCTCCACCTAGTGACAACATGCAAGCAGGAAGAACCCCTTCCTTCTTTTTCAGGAAGAAGCACTCTATCCTACCATAGTTCCACAAGTGGGTTTCAACAATCCTCTCGAACTTCATGTTCATAGACATATCACCAACCACCACCAGGTCGGTGGTCGAGAAGCCACTCGGTCTCAGACCCGCATCTTCAGGTGAGACTCCAGCCACCCAAAAGAGTTCTCTCAATCCTGTATCATGTTCATCCGAGACTGACAGATGATCCAACCTGGTCTTGAAGTTGTCTTTCGTGAATACCATCCTGTAGTTCTCCTTTTCATCGTCAAAGAACATCCTGGTTGGAATCTCCGAACAACCAAATTCAGGGTCGAACAGAATGTCACCAGAGTCAATCGTGAGTGTGGGATACTCACTGTCCGTTAGAGACGCCAAACAGTCCAGCAGTTCTCGACGTTCCTCATAAACCGTTAGAGCATCAAACCAATTTGATATCTCTCTTCCACGAGTATGATCACTCGAAACAGCACGGTAAGGGTTGCCGAAAATTTCTCCAAAGCTGTTATGATTTTCCGATTGGCGCTCAACATGGAATATGTCCTTGACAATCAGTTTGAATTCCGGTCCTAAGGGTTTTTCTTTATTCTGGTCAAAAAACATTTGCACATAAGACAAAGGGTCCTTATTCAACTTGTTGAGCTTTGTGGGATCACATCGCAAGAAACGATCCTTCACTTTATTGCTCCAGTATTCAAAAGACCATCCAGATGCCTCCGAAGTCGCAGAGTTGGGGCGTAGAGGCATAGTTACCTCCCCAAACTCTCCACCAGTCCGTTCAGCTGCAACATCAAGGAACCTTCTAACATTGTTGACAGTTCGAACCGCTTCCAACGTCAGTAGGGTCAACTCTGATGGTGTGCTAACAGAGTCCACTTCCTCCGCAGTTGATCCCTCAACTGTTTCGGTGTCCACCCCTTCGTCTGTCTCCACACTTTCAACGGGGTCCACGGTGTCTTCCAACGAAGACTCCGGCGTAGATTCAGGTGTGGTTGAAACAGGGTTACCAGCCATGTCCTGTCCAAACAACTCATCGACAGCTCTGGATAGCTCCACTGCTTCTTCCTCCTGAATCGACAACTCGACGTCATCTGTTGCGCTAGCAATAGACCCGTCGTGCACTTGCTCTCCCTCCTGGGAGTCCCGGTCGTGCTCTCCGGTAACAAAACTCACCTCACTCGAACTCATGATCGCAAGATCGATTGTTTCCTTACGCAAGTAAGATTTATTTAACGCAAGTTAAACAAAGACACGGATTTATATCACTATGAATCGGTGTCCGGTTG